GTTGAGGTGCTGCGACTGCGGGGACGCCGAACTTCACCCGAATGGCTTCCTGCGTGGCAGGGTTTGCATTGGCGAAGTTGGGGTCTTGTGCCGAGAACTTGTCAAAGATAGCCCGCTTGGTTGCCTCATTGGCATTGACATAGTTCGGGTCGGTAAGGATCGAGGCCAGATTTGCCATGTGACTTCCTTACTTCTTGAGCAGCGGGTTGTTCATGTCCACGCCGCCAGCGGGAGCAGCACTTGGAGTACCACCGGAGCGGCCAGCGCGTTTCTGAGCGTTCTCGACACCCTTGCGAATCACGTCTTGCAGGTCCATTGCGGCGCGGATGAACTCTTTCTCGTCGGTCGAGGTAGACATCCGGTTAATGGCGTCGGTAGCCTTTGCACCTTCTTTTTCCGTGATCGCTCCACCACCTTTGAGCGACTCAAAGGCTTCGAGGAACGAGGCACCCTTAATCTGGTCGAAACGAGACATGAAGCCCGCAGCGTCCGTGCCCGGGATGAATCGTGCGCCGGGAAGCCAAGTGGCACCCACGGCACCTTGGAAGCCGGGGTGAGGTTTCTCGCCCTTGAGCAGTTGGCCGGTTTTGGAGTCACGCTTGCCAATCAACTCGTCGATCAGGCGCACACCCTCCTCGGCACGGCTGATGACCTTGGGCAACGCTTGCTGGGCCGTGACATCACCTTTGGCGATTGCTTCACCCACAGCCTTTGCGCCAGCCATGCGCTGCTGGAACGCAGGGTCAGCATCCCGACGTGCGTTTTCTTCCAACACGGCAACACGGCGACCTTCCAAACCGATGCGCTGGCCTTCTTGCTTGATACGAGTAGCCTCGTTTTCCAGACGCTTCTCCTCGCCCGGAGCCATTGTTTTTTGCTGAGTGCCGACGGTGGTGAGTTCGCCAGTGATCGGCGCAAAGGTACGCGACACGACCTGACCACCAATGTCCGTGGTGGACAGTTGCGGCTTGTTCAGTTCCATGAACTTCTCGGTGCCCAGCTTCGACTCGTTGATCAGTCGAGCAAGACCACCGGGGGTCTGGATTAGTTGGGCGATGCGGCCACGGGACTGTTCAGCCGTCACACCACGAGCAGCCAATGCAGGCCCGATGATCGGGTCTTTATGGTTCGCCTCATGCCATGCGATATACGCCTCGGCAGCACCGGGAGCGTTGGGGTCCAGCGTTTCAAGAAACCCGCGAGAACGCTTGAGCGCGGCGTCCAGAATCTCACCCTCGGTCTTGGTTTGAGTCAGACGTTGACCTGCAATCTCACCCTCAGTCTTCTGCTGGGTCAGACGCTGAGTCTTCAGTTCGCCCAGTTTCTTCTCAATGTCGGGCAGCTTGGAACCATAGCCACCGGTCGCCAGCGATTGACGCAAGCGATTGATGTCCACGTCCCCGGTCTGCGGGTTGTAGGCTTCGCGGTATGCTGCGTTCAGGGCGTTGGTGGCTTCTTGCTCACGCTCGGCCTGACGCATCTGCAACTGGGCCAGCGCATTCTGCTGCTGCGCACCTTGAATTGCGGCAACTTTGCCGTACTGAGCCAGTGGGTCTGCAAGTTCGATCCCTCGAACACCCATTGCGATTGCGGGATTGACAGCCATGTGTGCTCCTTAGAAACGACCGCCGCCCAACGAGTAATCCGGTGTAAACGAATAACTTGCCGAGGGGGTGTAACCAACAGGGGCCGCAGCCGTTGGTGGACGAAGTGCGTTCATCATGTTTTGACCCTGCGAGTAGTTCAGGTAGGTGCCTAAGCCTTGGGTCAGTGCGTTGGCACCACCCACATAACCCGATGCACGAGCAGCAGCACCGCTGGTAAGGGTTTCCCCTACGTTTGCGGCAGTGCGCATACCGGCCTCGCCGATTTGTTGAGCGGTCGTTTGACCGACACCGGCCAGAGATTGCAAAGGTTGCAACCGCGCCGCCCGCTCGGTCTGATATCGGTTGAATGCGTTGGAGTATTCTTGCGATCCAAGGTCTTGCCCGAATCGCTGGATGCCTTTGAGCATACCGCCAGACAGCAGGCCACCACGGGCCGCAGCAGATCGCTCCAGCGCCTTCATGCCTTCAGACATGCGGAAACCATACCCCGGGTCAGCTTGGAACTGCTGCATCCCGAACGGGGTGTACTCTGTTGCCAGAGGCACCAACTTGTTGAGGGCAACCTCGCCAGCTTGACGCCACGGTTCAGAAAGCTGAACTTGGCGCTCAAACATGCGCTCCTGCCCCTCGGCAGAGCGATCAGCAGCCGCAGCTTGCGTACTGGCTGCACTTCTGGCGGAACTCGCCCCAATGAGAGAACTGCCGACAACGGCACCAGCAACCCAAAAAGTCATGGCTGCACCTCGATTTCTTTGTGTTTGACCTGATTACCGAGACTGTACATCGAATCGGGTTCTACCTCAACCAGTTCGGCCTCGGCTTCCTCGACAGATTTTGCCTCGATGGCGTGGAATGTCATGCAAAGCGCGTCAGTTACTGCGTATACCGCCCGCTTTGTCCCGGGTTTACTTTGAAACAAGTGAGGCCCGGTGACCTCTTGTACATTCCCCTCGCCGTCCGTGATTGCCACGGTTCCAGACACGATGAGATAGAAGTGTTCCTTCTTGTGGATTGCTCCAACCACCAGCACTCCGGCATGACGAAACACTTCGCGGCAATACATCCCGCCGTGAAAATAGTGTTTGGTCTGGGGTTCGTATTGCGGCAGCTTGGACAACTCCTGCTGCAATGTTTCCACCTTTTGCCGCATCATTTGCGGCGGTGCAACATCAAACCCTTTGCCGTAAGTTATTTGCATCAGGTGATCTCCCGCCCGCTGACGCGCATGTTGATGGCGCTGGCAGCACTGGCAATAGTTGAAATGAATGATGCGGTGGGCATGATCTGTCCGACCAACTCGGGGAATGTGTACACCTCAGAAGCCGCCAAACTCTTGGTCTTGGTGATCAAGTTGTTGTTGCCCGGTGTGTCCGAGCCTGTGACCAAGTTGACACTGATGGTGGCCGTGCTGCCGCTGATGTTTGTCGCGGTGAACTTGTCGATGATGGTGGCCGAAGCATTCGTCGGGACGATGTACTGCGTGGTCTGAGTGTCCTCGACCAGTTTGGCAGGTACCAGATTTCGTGCTGTGACGGTCATGTCATTTCCTTAAACGATTGCCCACGACGAGCCAGACGGCACAGTGACCGTGACGCCAGACGCCACAGTAATTCGACCCGCAGACATCGCATTGTTGCCCGACGTAATCGAATAATTGGCCGAGATCGTGGCGCTATTTTCCCACAGTCCTTGCGAGGTGATGTTACTGCCACCGCCCGCAGCCGCCGCCCACTTGACGCCAGTAGCAGCAGTCGAGTCGGCAGTCAGCACATACGTGTCAAGCCCGACGGCCAATCGAACATTGTTGGTGCCGTTGTCAACGATCAAGTCGCCTTTTGTGGTCGTCGGGGCCAGTGCATCAAACGCAGCGGTTTGAGTCGTCTGACCCGTGCCACCGTTGGCAATCGCCACGACACCGGTCACGTTGGCTGCGGTACCCGTGGTGTTCTGGTTGAGTGTTGGGATGTCCGCAGCCACGATGGCCCGGAACGTAGGCGCACCTGTTGATCCGTTGGGAGCAGCCAAGAACCAGTTCGCCGTCTTGCTGGCGTAAGGGTTCTGGGTGTCGCCGTACCCCGAAGCCAAGCTGATTGCAGGGGTCGTGCCGCCCGAGGAAACCACTGGCGACGTGCCCGTGACACTCGTGACCGTGCCATTACCCGTACCCGCACCGATGGCCGTGCGGAACGCTGATGCTGTCAGCGCAGAGATCGTGTTGTCAGCATTGAACCGGGGGAACGTGACCGCGCTGGGGTTGGTCAGCGTGAACATGTTCTGGCCGACCGTGGTGCCACCCAACGAGGTGCGACCCGTCGATGCGACCAAGTTGGTCGCCCCACCGTCCCACTGCAACCGCTCCGAAAAGGCGGTGTTCCAGTTGGACTGACTGGCGTCTGTCGGGATCGAGTAGCCTGCCGTGTAGGACACTGCCAGCGTACCCGAGGTGGTGATGGGAGAGCCGCTGATTGACAATCCTGTGGGAACAGTCATAGCCACCGAAGTGACCGTACCACCTGACGAGGGGCTGGTGTTGGCAATCGTCAGTGTTCCGTCAGCAGCAGGTGTCACCGAGATGCCCGTGCCAGCGGTCAGCGCGGTATTTTTCCAATAAGCATCCGCGCCGTCGTAGGTCAGGATTTGACCGTTGCTCGGCGAGGTGATCTGCGCGTTGGAGTCGGTGCCGCCCAATGTTGAACCGGGGTTGATGCGGAGCAAAATCGTACCGCCTCCAGCAGACCCACCTTTGACAACCGCAGCCATCTGCACCTTGACGTTCGGCGCGGAGGGTTTGACGTTTGTCAGACCACCTGTGACTGCTGGGTTGTACCAGAGAATGTCGCCGTCGGCGTAGCCCGAGGTGTTGACGTTACGCAGTGTGCCAAACGTCTGCACCAAGCCAAAATCATTGTGAGCAATCGCCTCTGCGGCAATACCCATAATGTATGTTCCATCGGTGATGCCGGTGGCCGGGGCACCCGTGGGTACGCCGCTGGCACCCACAGCGCCCGTGAACATGACCACCTCGCCCTTGGCGATGGCGGCGCTCGCTTTGCAGTAAAAGAACTGATCTTCACCGATGTGCTGGGTGACGTTGCCGCCCGCCATGCCCAGCCCGAGTGTGTTGTTGCCATCCCAGCCCAGTTGGCCTGCGGTTAAAGGCGTAGCGTATGCGGTGTCGAACTGCACAAAATCAGGCGACGAGATGCCGCCAGTCACCCCTGACATACTGGTGATGTCGGAGTTCGCACCCTTGAGCGCAAACGGTGCACCTGCGGCCGTGGTCGATCCTGTGCCGCCATTGGCGACATTGAGCGTACCGCCCAAAACAATATCGCCGGTGGTTGTGATTGGGCCACCCGTGGTGGTCAGCCCAGTCGTACCGCCTGTCACGTTGACAGACGTAACCGTACCAGACCCGCCACCACCACCGCCTCCAGCGTCAGGCTGGGGAGGAGGGCCAATTTGCAGGTCGTCTAGGGACGTTTGGTTACCACCGTTGCCCGCAAGGTTGAACAGGTTTAGGAAAAACCGGTACCACTCGCGTGACACCATCCCCGTGCGCGGATCAATGATCTCGACACGATTGGACGGTATGTTGGTGATGTTTGGTTCGTTAGGCATTGGTCGGCGACACAATCAGTTCGGCGTCCATGATAGCGAGTTTGACCGGATCAGTACCCGAAATCTCATACACCCGGTCGCGCAGTTTGAGCGTCATGCCCAAACGTCTCCAGATCACACGACGGTAGTATTCGCCAATCTTGCCCACGGAAGTCCAGTGTTCATTGGACCAAGTGTGACCACCATCATCCGACCAGCGCAGCATCATCTGCGGATCGCTACCCTGACCCGTGTTCGTACCCATACCCGCCTCGCAGTCGATCTGCAAGCTGTGCTGGGCGGTTCGTTTGAGGTTGTTGGTATTCGGAGGCAACGCTCTCCACGAGCGCAACCACTTCTGAATCTGACCGTTGTCGGAGTATTCGTTCAGATCAAACGCATAGATGTTGCCGTTTTCAAAGTCGCCGACAACGATCTGGTCGTCGTAGACAGCTTGGCAGTTGGAGCGATGACGCACAAAGTCGCCGTTGGACCAACCTGCCCGCTCATGCCAAGATTGCGTTGCCACGTCATAGACCCAAGTGGTCTGCGCACTCGGGAAAATCAGCACGTAGAAGGCGTGACCGTCTTGCTGATACGTGTAGCCAATCGCATCGGACAAGTTGCCGTATTGCTGAATCTGCCACTCGACAGCATGGGTCGAGATGCGCTGACCGGTGTAGCCATTGGCGCGGTACACAATGCCTCGACCCCGGGCGTCCGACCCCAGCCAGAAGATGCCGTTGTCGAGTTTGGCGACGGAGTAAGCGGCTGCACATCCGATCTCGTTGAATGCGCCTTGAATGCGTTGCAGCGGAAAATCAGGCAGTCCAGCGTTGTACCAAACCTCGATAGAGTTGGTGCCAAAAAGCCACGCCTCGCGGTGGTCCACGATCAACGACACCAACCCGTCCGGGTTGCCTTCGGCGGTGGCAAAGTCAAGCGGGTCAACCGACAGACCGTCGAGCAACTGGGTGACCCACACCCGGCCGCTGTTCGGCTCGTTGAAAACAAAGTAACCGTCCAGAAAGCCTACCGTCACAGCGCCGGGAAAGTCCGGGTCAGTGATTTGAGCAAACACTTCTGTGGTGGCGTTGTAGATGAACCCGTCAGGGTTGCAGGCAATGAAAATCTGGGTGCCGTTGTCCGACATAGACACCGGTCCAGTGCCAGTCACGGTACCCAACGGCTTGACGCGCCAGCGGGTCGTGTTGCCGATGACGTTGAGTCGGTAGAGCGTGTCGCCAGAGACAGCGTACAGGTATTCCTTGAGCACCCACAGCCCGCGAATCGGTCCGTTGCCAGCAGCAACCAGTCGTTTCAAACCCGGGCAACGCGACAAGAATGCTGCGGTTTTTCCACCCTCGGGTACAAGTTCCGGGTACATGTTGACCATGCGGTTGTCGGCAGCATTGACGCTGCGGGCCACATAGCTGCTGCCAAGGATCGGGGTCTTCATCAGAAGTTCCCTGCGTAGATGTTGAACCGCTGCTTGTTCGCCACGATGCCGTAGGGCAGGCTCATGATGTCGTTCGGGTTGTTGATCCGCTTCAAGTTGCGTTTGCTGGTCATGGCAATGCGCTGAACTTGCGGCGAAGGTTCGACACCGAACTCAGGGGCGATTTCCATCGCCAAGTTGTACGTGAAAGCCCGCATATAACCCGGTGGAAAATGAAGTTCCGTGGTCAGGGCAGCAGGCTGTGTCAGTTCTTGCACCGAGATAAAGTGCCACTCCAAGACCTGCGTTGGCTTGGGGTAGATGAACATCTCGACATCGGGGAATGTCTCGTTGACGAAGATGACCTGCGGGAAAGTGGACGTGGCGGTCTTAACCGCGATGCCGTTGTACTGGTCTTGGTTGATGAACTTGATGCCATACGACACGCCACTGGGAGCGCGGTAGTAGGTGGCGTCATCCATGAGAACAGGGCGATTGCCCACAAAGTCGCCAGTGGGACCAAGGGTGCGGCGAATCTCGCCTGCGGGCCAACTGAAAACTTGATCTTGGGTGGCAAAGACCGACAACCGCTCGGTGTTCCACGAGTCGATCATCTGGTTCATTGCCACAAGGGCGTCTTGGCTGGTTGCGGCTGACGGGGTTTCGCTCTCAGCCAGTACACCAATTAGGCGCAACGCCCGGTTGATTTGATCGCCTGCGGTGTACGTAGCCATGTCAGCTTCCTTCGGATTCGTCGCTTGCCGAAGTCAGAAAAGATGGGACTTCGTTGGGCTGTTCGATGGGTTGTTCGGTCACTTTGCGAGACAACTTGTTGCGCACAGGCTTGTCTGCTTTCGGTGCCACCTCGACGGGCGTGTCAGGATTGTACTCGGTCCAACCGTTTTTGACATCCATCTCCATCTCAAGTTCGTTGATGGCAACTTTGGCACCGTGAATGGGGTGTACGAGGACTACGTTCATGCAAATCTCCATGTGAAAACGGGGCCGAAGCCCCGTTTCGTTTACCGATCAGTGATTAACCAATGCGGTAGGCGACAAACGTGTTGTCAGCGACCTTGCGGAAGCGGAACAACGCGCTGGAAGTCACTGCGATAGCGGTGACAGCGTTGCCACCATCGGTCACGCCGGTGCTCACAGCCAGCGTCACAGCGCCAGAGGAAGTACCGATGTTGATGATGGACAGGTCGAACGTGCTGCCAACGGTGGCGTTGGGAACAGCGGCGTCGATCAAAGCACCAGTGGGCAGAGTGTAGGTAGCAGCGGAGGTGCCGGGGTTGGCGACCAGCATACCACCCACGATCTGAGCAGCGGTCAGAGTTGCAGTAGAAGTTGCGGTTTGCGGGGCAGCGTATGCACCCATGATGGTTTCGGCACGGTTGCCGGGACCGACTTGATAACCGCCTGCGCCGTTAGGGAGAGCCATGATGATTTCCTTTGAAAATGATGTTCAGAAAAGAGGGGCCGAAGCCCCTCGGTTCAGATTAGCCCCACACGCGGCAGGCCATCTGCGGACGGATCGTGTTGTAGCCGTACAGAACGTCAACACGGCAGGGCATCCGGTCGTTGTTGATGTCGTACTGGCGAACCACACGCAGGCTGATGCCGTTGTGAACGGCACGGCTGGCCATGTCCACACCTTGCGGCAGGAGCAGGTCGGCGGTGGCGAACGCAATCGCGTCACGATGGTAGGCGATGTTCTGAGCGTAGGTCGTCGAAGCAGCACCCACGAACACCACGGCCTTGCCGCTCTGAGGCAGCACGTCCACGGTAGCCAGAGCGTTGCCAGCCGAGTAGATCGGAGCAACGGTGATGTTGCCAGCACCAGAGCCGTTCAGGGTCGTCTCAGCAGTAGCGACGAACTGGAACAGCGAACCGGTGGACTCACGGGTCTGGGGGTTGACGGCGAAGCAGTCAGCCACGGTGAACACGTCACCGATGCGGACGATGCCGTTGTTGCCAGCGCCGGTGACAGCGATGGTGGTAGCGCCCTCAGCGGTCACAGCAGCCGACAGAGTACCGCCAGTGGCAGCACGCGAACCGGTCGTGAACGACTTGATCGACTGGCTCATGTTGACTTCATCGTAGCCCAGAACCTGCTCACCCATCATGCCGTTCTTGAACTGGCGGGAGATCACGTCTTGGGGGTTGAAGAAGCCGGACAGGCCGTTGACCAGCGCAGCGTTGGCGGCGGGGTTCACGGTCAGGTAGCGCGGCGACATGGTGGCTGCGTTTTCGTTCAGTTTCTGCTGGGCTTGCAGCATGACCAAAGCGGAAGCGGGCGTTGTGCCGGGGGTGCCGACGGAGTTGCCGATCTGGCGGAAAGCGTTGGCAACGTCAGCGTCCACGGTGGAGGCCAATTGGCTGATACGAGGCTTCAGAACACGCTCTGCGAAGTCGTCCAACTGCATGGTCAGTTCGGCAGAGGTGAAGTTGATGCCAACGTGCTTCTGCGAGGCCACAGTCAGGGTGGTGTACTGCTCGTTGTCGTCCTGAGCTTGCAGGGCGGCACCGTCGGTCACCAGAGCGCGGTCGGGCAGGCGGATACGCAGGGTAGAACCGATCTTTGCACCTTCAACAGCGAAGCTGTCGTCGTACTGGCGGTTCACGTTGCGGGTGATCACGAGGTTGTTCTCCAGAATTTCCAGAGATTTGCGCGTGATCATGTCAATGGTAAGAAGGCTGTTTGCCATGATTTAGAGTCCTATTTAACGATTGCGGAGTGCCTGTGCTTTGGCGATTTGTCGTTGACGCTCGGCTGCAATCCACTCCGATGCACTCATGGTCTGTACAGACCGAGGATCGGTGGTGTCAGTGACACCGGGGTTCACAGCGCGGGCGCTTACCGGACTGATCGGTGCGGGCGCAGACGTTGTTTTTTTCTGGGGAGGCTCGGCACCAAGTTTGGCTTCGATCTTCCCAATCTCACGCGCTTGCAGAAGTGGCGACAGACGCGAGATGCGATCAGCTTCTTTTGGATTGCTGCCCAGCCAATAGGCCAAATCAGGTCCAAGGTCGGAGGCTTTGATTGTTTCAGCCATCACATCGGTGACGCGAAGCTGAGGGTTGTAGGCGACCTGTTCAAAGTCGTCGTACTTGCCACGGGCTTCTTCTTCACGTTCTGCGTAGGCGTCTTCAACCTGAGCGCGTTGCTTTTGGAGTTCTCGCTGCGCGATCAGTTCTTCGGCCTTCCGCATCGCCAGTGCTTCCGCATAGGCTTCGGTGGACTCAAACTGGTCTGCTGGCGGGAGTTCCGCTGGCATCGACCGCGCGGCTTGCATTTCTGCTTGCTTTGCTTGCTGCTCACGTTCCCACTTACGTTGCTCTCTTGCGAGGCGTTTGCCGATCATTGCATCGAGTTCAGCTTGGGTGAATCGCTTCTCCTCTGCTGTCTCGCCGCCTTGACCTGCGACTTCCGGCGCGTTTTGTGCCTGATCCGTAGTGGCCGTCACTGCGGGGGCTTGCGCGGAGTCAACTTCCGCTAGGTTCTGGACTTCATCAGTCATCGCATGTTCCATTGGAACCCCGGTCTACTGGGCCGGTACAGTTTGTATTACACACGAATTGTTATTCGTATGCAATGGTGCATGATACCGTGCCGGAAATCACAACATACAGACCCTTGTTGGTGTACATACCATCAAAGAAGTTGTAGTTGCTTCCAGCAACAGCGGCAAATGAGTCAATCACTTTGGCGTCCGACGTGCTAGATGTAGCCGAGTCGTAGACCGTGATGGTGCCCGCAGTTGCGGCACTCACGAAAATACCTTTCAGTTTTGCCGACATCGGCTTGATCTGAGTGGTGGTGGTGATCTGTGCGTAATTGGAAGACATTAGGGTTTCTCCTTATGCGAGGAACTTGAGTTTGTACAGGGTGCTCAGATACAGACCACTGATTTCGTCAATGATGTTCTGAAGCGGAGTGTCGGTCTTTTCGCAGACTTCGTAGCGCATCTTCTCGATGTCGGCCAGCGAGTCCTCAAGGAACTCGACAATGTTGGTCGTCTTTTTGGCCGACATCAAGCTGATGGGGCCAATCAGACCATGACGGCCCTGATAGGCTTCCGCGAACTTATCGGCCAATTCAACAATCTCGTCGTAGAACTCGTTCAGAGCCGAGTGCTTTGCAAAGCTGCGGGTGTTCAGATGCACGGAATGCGCGACATCCCGTGCCAAGAACAACGTGCCCACGAAATCAGCGCATTTCATTCATCTCTCCTTGCTCGGGCATTCCACCCATCTGTTCCATTGATTCCATCTGCGAAGTCTCACGCATTTGAGGTGCACCGGCAACCAGATCGCCGGTATCGACAGCGGCTGCAATGGTGCCCATCACGATGTCCTGAATCTGCTCGGGGGTCATGCTGGCCTGCACGGCGCTGATGCGCTGTGTTTCGGCCTGATACGCCTTGACCTCGGCTTCAAACTCCTTGATGTTGAGATCGCGGGCTTCCATGCTCTGATTGACGTTTTGCAACATCTGGAACATGTTTTGCATCTCGGCTTGCATGGCTTCCATCTGCTGGTTGGCAGCAACCAGAGCCGGGTTGTCCTCGTCGGCCAACACTTTCGGGTCCAAAGTCTTCTGGAACCGCTTGGCGAGGTCTTGGGCACCGGGCCAGTCCATGTTCTTGACGAACAGGTCACCCGCCACGCTCCAAAGCTGCGGGTTGCCCTGCAACAGTTGGGCCATCGACTCCAGAGCCTCCTGACGCTTGGTGGCGTAGCCGGGGCCAGTGATGACACGCACGTCGTACTTGCCGACAGACGGGTTGTAGATTTTGTCGATGACCACGCCTTCTTGGTTCACGATCTTTTTGACCGGTTCCTCTTGCATCGGGTTCATCTTGACGGTCGATGGTTCGCCGTCTTCACCAATGATGCGGGCAATGCGCTCAGTGTCGTAAATCTTGGGGATCAAATCCACCAGTTGACGACCAACATGGCGAATAGCGCGGGCCAGATTATCCACATAGTGATAGGTTCCTACGTCCCCCTCGCGCTGACGCGCAAGGATTGCTTTACCAGACCGCTCGTTGCTGGACATGCCCAGCGATGCGTTGTACTGACCGGTGGCGGACTTGATGTCTTCGGATGCGCCTGCTTTGGCCTGCAACAGCCCGCTGGAGGCCATCGGAGGTTGTGCCCGCTGGGGCAGAGGCAGAACAGCACCTTGACCGTCCGTAACGTCAGGGTTGACCTCCAGATACGGCCAGTTCTGGGTGTTGGCAGTCTTCCACTGTTGCTCGTACCCTTCAAACTGCCCGCCGTATCCGATGAACGGTGCTTTGGGTGCCAGCGCCAGCATTTCGGCTTCCTGCGACACCCAGTAGTTGTACATGCGCTGTGCGTCTTTGGCGTTGCGCACCAAGCCGCTGACATACACCCGGCCGTCCACCTCAAACTCGTTGCCGACCACGCGCACCACGGGGATGAACGAGCCAGCCCAGTCGCGTTCTTCAAGAATCTCGTAGCCGTTGATCTTGCACCACTTGACCTTCTTGCGGTCAGAGGGGCGAGAGCGCAGGGGCTTGCCGAACATCATGCGCAGCGACTTGTCCTCGGGACTGCCGTCAAAAGCGGTCACGTTGCCGGGGTACAGGTTCAGCGTTGCTTTTTCGTACTCGATGTAGAAATACTCAGCAATGCGAACTGTGTTCTCGCTGATCCACTGGCTGATTGACTGATCGCCAACGCCCAACGACATCAAGGTGTTAATCGGGGCGGCGTTGGGGTACAGGCGCTCATACTCAGCCTTGGTCATGTCTTCCGTGATGAAGCACCAGCGGGCGTCAGAGCCAGTCGGGTCTTGAATCAAGGGGTCCATGTAGACCGAGAAGCTGTTGCGAACGCGCCCGATCTTAATGTCCTGATCGAAGGTGTCTTCGTCGCAATACTCGGTCAGCAGGCGGATGTAGCCTTCGCCGTAGGAAACTTGGTTCTCGCAAGCGGTGTCATAGGCCACGTCGGCATCCGAGATGTACTCGATGTGACGGATCACGCCGTTGTAGACATCGGCCACCTCGACATCACCCTTGTCGTCAGCCGGGATCACCTTAATACCCGGGCGGTTCATGCGCTGCTCGTTGGTGATCTGCTTAACGTGCTGGGGTAGCTTGTTGATGGTCAGGCAGGGGCGGGCGTTGATGGTTTGACCCTGCACCGCGCCACGGGTCTGGAGAACGTCAGCGGGCCACTGCCACTGGTTGTCCGGGGAGCCTGCGTAGAAGCGCAGGTCGTCAAGTTCACTCTCGCGTGTCTCGGAAAACGCCGAGATCGCCATTGTCATGCGTGAACGGGCGACGGTCAGGATGTCCTCGGAACCGCCTTTTGACGGGTACGGGCCGTTCTTTGCCACATTCGCTGCGGCCACGATTCCGGTTGTGTCTTTCATGCGTCAAATACTCCAAGGGTATGCGCCTCTCGCATGACGAGGAGGTCTTCGCCTTCCCATTGTAAGTCTTGACCGATGGAATCTCCAAACAGTACCCGGTCGCCTACTTTTACATCTACGGCATCCGGGCCAGCGGAGACGACGGTGCCGGTACCAGTTTGCTTTTGTCGCAGGAGGATGAAAAGGTCGTGTTTCTCCATGTCGGGACGCACGATCAGGCAGTCTTGGGTGGCTTGTAGTCTCATTTTTTGGACTTTGTTGGGGCTTTTTTGGCAGCTTCGCGCTTGACGCTGTACGCAATGGCAACGGCTTGTTTTACCGGCTTTCCAGAGCCAATTTCAGCCTTGACGTTCTTGCGAAACGCCTCTTTGGAGGTGGATTTTACGAGTGGCATCACTTGCTCCTTGCGGGCTTTTTGGCGGTCTTGGCCGACTCTTTGAACGCCTTGTTAGTGGGTGCTCCGGGGGAGCCGGGTTTGCGCATCTTCTCACCAGAACCTGCTTTGATGCGGGCCTGTTTGGCGTGAATGTTGGCGTAGAGTCCGGGTTTTGTAGCCATGATCAGCACTTCCATCGTTTGAGCGATGCCTTGGCCCGCTCGGCTGGACCTTTGGCGTTTTTGACAACCCCTTCCATGCGAGCACAGAAGCTGGCCTTGCGACCAGCATCGGCTTTGGTCTTGGGGCTGGGAGCGGGGGCTTTGAGTTTGGAGCCGGTTTCCCGGTTGTACTTGGCGCGGCCTTTTTCAGTCAGGCCAGCACCCTTGGAGACGGGCAGCTTTTCACCCTTCTTGACGCTCAGAGAGACACTTTTCTTTGTTGCCATCACGCCCCCATCCAAGATGTTGCAATAGTCCCGTTCTGCGCGTTGCGCCGCTGGACCGTTCGTTCATTGTACTCCCGATGTGCAACAGGGAACGCAAAAGTTACGGCGATGGCATCAGCGGCGTCCGGTGAGGCCAGTCCACGGGCTTTCATTTCCTTCTTGCCCTCCAAGAATATGGTGCCTGCCGAGTTGGGCTTCTTCATCGGCCCGATCAAATCGCCCTTCAAAAGCCGATCCTGCGGCAAACTGGCCGTCTTGAGCCAGTCACGCATCGCACCCCAAATCTCAGCGCGTTTGTTGCCCCACATCACGGGGTTCTTGGCCTTCCAGCCAAAGTTGACCCCGCGCACTTTGTACTTCTGCTCGGTCAGTCTGTCAAGGATGCCGTAGCCGAGACCTCCCTCGTCGATCACGGTCAGGGCTGGCCGGTACTCCTCGATGGCGTCGATGACGTGCCCGACGGTGGTCATGGTGTCGTCGCCACGGAACCGCTTGATCGCCACGATGTCACGCCCTCGGCGCACGGCGATCACGGTGGAGTCCATGCCGCCCCGGGCCGGGTCCACCCCGATGATCACCGGTGCGGTCATGTCTTTCCACAACTCCCGCTTCATGGCGTCATCGACGATGTGGGGGCTGATGAACTGGTCTTGCCCAGACTTGGGGAAATCCCCATAGACCTCGACCCGGGCCTCGTCGGAGTCCTCGCCGTACTCCTCGATGATCTGCTGGTAGATGGTCTTGTCGGTGCCCTCGACAGTACGGGCGTCGATCTTCTCGGACTCCCAGAAGTCGCGCTTGTTGCCGTCCACGGCCTCGTAGAAGTACCCGGTGTTGCGACGGCCGTTGGAGAACGCGAACCAGTACCGGTCGAGGATGTTCTCGGTAAAGAAGCCCGCAGCCACGGACCAGATGGAGTCTGGAATACCGCTGGCCTCGTCGAAGATCACCATCATGCCGTCCATGTTGTGCACACCGGCGTAGGCGTCTGGGTTCTCCTCGCTCCAGAGCTTACCTTCAGCACCCCAGTACCGGGTGCCTTTGCGCAGGTCACGCTCGACCAACTCGGTCAACCAGTTGGCCGGATTCAGTGATGTAGCCGTGGGTTCCCACCAGTGGGCATTGATCGCCATCGTGACCCATTTGGTCAACTCGCCCCATGTCACTTTGCGCAACTGGTTCTCGCTGTTGGCCGACACGATCACGCTGGACCCGATGCGGGTGGAGAGCATCCACAGGATCAGCCACGACACGAGTGCTGACTTACCCACCCCCCGGCCAGAACTGACAGCCCTGCGCAGCGCGTCAATCAGATCACCCTCGGTCATCTTCCCCCGGTTCTCGCGGATGAAGTCCCGTATCCGGCGAAGTGTGCGCCGCTGCCATGCCCGGGGTGCCTTGAAGTGTTCGAGTGGGGTGTTCTTCTGTCCCCAAGGAAACGCAAACAACACGAACGCCTCGGGGTCGTCCTTGATCGCAGGACTCCACAACTGCGACATCAGCAGTTGCTCCTCCTCGGGTGAGTAGCGCATCTTCTGCATTATTTACCCCAATACATCGCAAACGGAAAGTCGCGCTCGGTGTAATCGCGCTTCTCAAGACTCGGGGCGTACTCCCAAGCGTAAAAGTCTGACATGCGCAACCCTTTGTCACTGGGCGTGTACAGCACCCGACGATAACCGAGCCAGTTCATCAAATGCCACCACGACCATTTAATCATCAGTGTTCCTTCAGTTCCCCGGTTTCATACTTCTCTCGCCCGTCAAGTGAGTGGTGAATCAGCACATCGTGCTCCTCGTCGTACTCGGGGTGACACCAGCAGTCCCGACCCTCGACGATGTGGTCGCGCAAGTCGTTGAGCGGATAGACGTGGATCACCAGAGTCTTTCAGCCACGTAGTCCACAAGCAGTATGACAACTGCACCAATAATCACAGCCATCACTCGTTCTCCAATCTCGGGGTCACATCGACCACCTCGGCCTCAATCACCCGGGCCTGAGCCTGCGCCAAGGCTTCTGTGATCGAGATCGTCCCGCCCACCTCGATCTGCTTGGTTTCCCCGTACCGCTTGCGGTTGTGGGCACCCATGAGCCACTTGCGCGTGTCGATGCGCAGCTTGTCGCGGTTGACCGTCTCAGGGGCCGATGCGTCGATGGAGTCCACCCCATCGGCAATCTCGAGAATCTCCCCGGCCAAGAACTCGGTGCGCATCTCCTGCGCTTCTTTGAACCGCTCGTGGCGCTGGGGGTCACGCTTGACCCAGCGCAGGAAGTCCTCATACGACACGAGTCGATGGTCGTCTTCGATGAGGGATTGCAGGGAGCGGCCCCGGTAAACGTCCTCGATCACCCGCTCGAAGATTTGCTCATATTCGACATGGCGAAGGGCTTTGGACTCCGCAGGGAGCCTCGGGGGTTTGGGGTCTGGGCACGACAGCCAGTTTGGGAGTGGGGTTTCACCGGTGACAACCGTGCCTAGGGAATGAGGGTTTCCTTGTTCCATAGTGGGTGTGAGTGTAGCAGGTGGATAACTGAGATGCAATGGAGTATGCAGAACCCACTGGGTTTTTGATTTTGAAAAAATTTTCACGGGTTCTGTGGTGCCTACGTAGCTGGACCATCGACCCCGC